CGGTGCCGGTCTGCAGCTGCGTCTCGAGGATACGAGTTGCAATGTAGATCGACTCCTTCGGAACGATCATCTTGCGAACCCGAGCCTGGATGAGCTTGCCGCGATCGTCCGTCCATCCCGAGATCTGGATGGTGGCGTTTTCGAGCGAAGTCTCGTTCAGGTCGACGGCAACCGCCGGACGGTTGGAGATGACCGGGCCGGAAACCTGCGGGTGAACCGTGGAGAACAACTGGACGCCGTCGCCCACACCATAGCCGCCCGACGCGAGCGCCGTGAAGCCGGTGTTGAACGGGACGACCGCCTTGATCTCCTTGGTGTTGCGCATGGCACGACCAAGCTCGCGGGAGTAGCGAGTCGAGAGGCGGTCGTACAGGTTGTCTTCGAAGGCTTCCTGCGTGAGCGCGAACCCCATGGAGATCGTCTCCATGACGTAGGTCGAGGTGTAGCCTTCCTGCGCGGTGTCGAACAGGGTGGCAGCGCCTTCCTGCTTGACCGGCGCCGACTGGAAGCCCGTCGCCTTCTGGTCCTGCTCGAAGGACCGGTCCGAGGAGTACTCGGTGTAGATGTCCATGAACTCCATGGGGTATTCGTTGTAGCTCATGCCGAAGATGGCATTGAGACCCGGAAGAAGCTCGCGAAGGAGCTGAGCGCGTGAAATTGCGGCCATGATCTGTGCTCCTTACACGCCGAGTTTCGTGAGGATCTGCTGGGTGTTGTTGAACACCACGAGCACATCGGTGAAAGCATCGCCCGACGCGTTGGTCGGCGACTCGACGAGACCCACCACGCGAAGCGGAAGCGTGTCGGTCGTGTCGAGAGACGACGCGTTGAGGGCGTTGCGGCTCTTGCCGAGAGCGGCGCTGCCGGCGGTCTGGACGATCGCGGCGTTCTTGCCGACATCGGCCCAGGTCACCGGGCCGCTGGCCTGGATCTGGAACACGCCCCACGGGAAGGTGGAGACGTAAGCCATCGGGAAGTTCGGGTAGGTCGTGTAGCCCGTGGTCGTCGACGCCGGCCAGTACTGCTGCGGCTGGAAGTAGCCGAGGCTCGGGCTGATGAACTTGCAGCCGAGGAACACGCCGTAAGGCGTGAGGCTGGTCGTGCCGGTGTCTTTTTCGAGCGTGTTGTTCGAGCCGAGCTTGACCACGTCACCGAAGAAGATGGACGTGGTGTAGCCGTCGAGGATGGGGACCTGTTCGAACCCCTGAGTGTTGTACTGCGCGCCCTGGTTCAGAACCGGGACCATGCCGTACGGATTAGCCGTGCTGGACATCATTGTCTCCTGGAGGAAGGAGCGCTCAACTGCCCTTGCGGTCCTGGAAGGTCGATCGAGCTTTCGCTTCCTTGAACTTCTTGACCACCTGGTCGTTGTCGCGCATGTAGTGATCTTCCGCGGAGTTCAGTTCACCGATCGACCGGCGCAGGTAAGTGTCGTTCCGCTGCTTGACCATTTCGGCCGGCATCTTGCAAAGGATCAGCCCACCGGATTCGATGTGGCCGGTCACCTTGTTGGTGCCCCATTCCGAAACGATGCCCGGATGATCCTCGGCGCGAACCGGGGTCCATCCTTCGCGAGTCCGCTTGTCGACATTCGTGGTGTCGGCATTGCCGCGGCTCGACGTCCGCACCCACTTGAAGACCCACCCATCTTCGGGTTCCGGGTCGGGGAGCAGCGAAGGCTCTTTCCATGCGCGGCTGCGTTCTGAACGCTCCCGCGTTTCCAAAGACCGTGGCGTCCTGGTGGATGGCGCTTCAAGCGCGTCCCAGGGATCGAGGGTCTCTGTCGTCATGCGCCGTTTCCTTCTCTCTGGAGCCGTTTACGCTTTTCGTCAGCGTACTTGTCCAGTGGGATCCGCATTTTCTGGGCGAGAGAAACTTCGGACCGGGTCAGTTCCACCTGTCCTTCGCGCAGTGCCGGACGCTGAACCCCGTCTTCACGGGAGCCTTCCGTCACGCCGTTGGTCCGGCGGGGAGCAGTGCGCTCCGTAGTCGTGCCGTCCGATTGCTCGTACGGCTGGTGATCTGGGTACATCGCTTTCATTCCCCTGTCCAGTTCCCTTGTGTATTCAGGGGACTCCGGGCGGATGCCACGTGAAACAACCGCTTCGTGAATCGACAGCGCGAACTTCGTCTTGGCCGGGTCGCGGTTGAACCAGCGGTCGTTATGCGAAATCCATGCCGTGACATTCGGCGCGATATTCGGCGCCTGCTGCTGGCGCTGCGGCTGCTGGGCCTGACGGTCCTGCTGCTGTTGCTCGGGGGTGCGCGGGGTCGGTGTGCGCGCCGCGATCTGCGTCAGTTCCGACGCCGCGATGCTCATGTCTGCGGTGGCCGTGGCGATGGCCTCGGCGTCACCGTCGGCATGCGCCTGCGCCAGACGGCGGCGTGCATCGGCCATCTTGGCTTCGCGCTCAGCCTTCATGCTGTTGGCGAGCGCCGTTGCGCCCGATTCACCGCGTCGGCGGAGGTCCGCCACTTCGGCAGCCTGCTGGCGCGCGAGCTCGATCGCTGCGTCGCGTTCGCGATCAGAGGCTTCCTTGGCGCGGCGGGCCGTCTCGACCTCGGCCTTCATGCGCTTCAGGCGCTTGGCCGTGCGCTCCGAGACATTGGCCTGCAGGTCGTCGTCGTTCTCGTCGAGCGTCGACGCGCCGTCCCATTCGGTGGGGCGGCCACGATCATCCTCGGGCGTGTCATCGACGATGGCGATGGGAACGGCCGGGGTCTTGGAGTTGAGGTCGATGAGCGTGACCTCGGGGAGGTCATCCGCACTGGCGGGGAGGTTGACCATGTTGCGCCGGTCGCCCGGCGTCGCCTTGAAACTTTCGCGTGCCATCAGAGACCCCCAACCTCGGCGCCCTCGGGCACCGTGCCGACGATGCCGTCGTCGCTGAGCATGCGGTATTCGACCATATCACCGGTCTCGGTGTCCTTGGAGCGGAAGCGCATGCCCTGGTAGCGGGAGAACAGGACGTTGTCGCCGACCTTGCACCACGCGCCGTTCGGGAATTTCTTGGCGTCGCGGTAGCAATCCGGTCCCATGGCGAGGACAGTGCCGACAACAGTCGCGGCGCGCTCGCGCTCGACAACCACGTCAGGGATGATGATGCCGAGGGCGGTCTGCTGTTCCATAGTCGGCAGCGCAACGAGCATGTGGTACCCGACCGGGTCCGGGAGGACGACCATTTCGGTGTCCTGTTCGGTCCGCGTCTGGCCGAACGAGCTGGTCTTGATCGGGGTGGGCGCTGCCGAGGCGCGGGTCTTCTGTGCGGCGTCATTCATCTGGGGTGTCTTCTCCGGTTGAAAGTTCCTTGCGGTGATCCGCAAGTTCGTCGAGCAGTTCCTTGAGCACGCGGTAGCGGGCTACCGCGCTGGCATAGGCGGCGTAGTCGAGGGCGTTGCCCTGCAGGATGACGCCCGTGATGTCTTCGAGCTTTTCGCGCAGGCGTTTTTCGATGAAGGTCAATTCATGCCTCGGGTCTTGGCGGCCAGCTTGGCCTTCTCGGCATCAGCCCTGAGCCGGGCGTTCAGCATGTCGACGATGTTGGCCATCGAGGTCGTGCCGATATTGGCCGCGAGTTCGGCTTGCCGCAGTTGCATTTCATCCGCCTGCGTCTTGCCGTTGACCTCCGCCGCGAGGGTCGAGCGTTCGGTTTCCGACTGCTCCTTGAAGATGGTCTTGAGGACGTCGATGACGTGCGTGATCTGTGCGTCGTTGATGTCGGCTTCGACCTTCATGCGCCGCGTCTCTTCGGCCATGCGCTTGGTCTCCTGCGACATGGTCTCGTTCTGGACCACCGGGTCCTGCAGCTTCCCCAAGGCTTCGCGCGCTGCGGCCTCGGCCTTGTGCGTTTCGAGCAGCTTGTCGGCTGCCGCGGCGCTGAGGCGGCTGATCTGGTATTCGACGTCCTCGGGCAGCGGCTCGCCGGGCGGCGGCAACGGCACGCCAAGCTGCTCCTCGATGTCCTGCCGGTACTGAAAGGCGAGGTGCTCGAGGATGTGGGCGTTGGCAGCGCTGATGATGCCCGGCGCCGCCGGGTTGTTGGTCAGCATCTGCACCATCTGCGGATCTTCGGCCGCCGCCATGTGCACGGTGATGTGCGCCTTGTGGTCCTGCATGATCCCGGCGCGCACCGGCTTGCCGGTGAGGATCGCCATGTTCTCGCTGACCGGGTCGGCGGGCTGCACGTCCTCGTCGGGCGGGATGTAGT